CGGTACCAGCAGGAGGATCACTAATGACAACGGTAGCATCAGTATAACCATATCCAGAATTAGACATGATTATTTCACCCACAAATAATTCAAAACTAATACTATTAATAGTGTAATCATTACTTAATATAACAGAACCGTTAAGAGGTTTCCCTACAAAAGATAATGAAAGAGTTCCATTGGAAACAGGATCATCACATAAACAAGTATGAGTTGGATAAATATTAGCAGAAGAAATACCCGCCTTTACGACATCATAAATTCTACCATTATATTCTACATATTGTCCTAATAAATATTCAGTATTTAATGTAAATGGAACAGCATCATAAGGATTGTTAACAATAATATCTGGTGTATAAAGATACCCAGAACCTTTATTGTTTAATATATTCCCAGTAATTAATAATTTATTATTTTTTTGATAACCATTGCCTGATACTGTTAAAGTAGTATTATAACCATAACCATATCCATAATTAGCAACGGTAGCAGAGTAAATAGAACCTCTGGTGTAATGTTCATTACTAACGGCATTAGTAACTGGCATAAAATCACTTGTCAGAAACTTATCTCGCATAGCAATAGGAATATTATACATAAATTTCCATTTATACCCATCACTGGTACTTATTATATTCTGTGAAGTTGCATAGGGTTGAACAGTAGAAGGGCCATTGTTATTGTTATCTATACATTTATAAACATTATTCATTGAAGTTAAACAATAAAAATGTTTAGTTTCTATCGTATTATCTTTATCATCATACCTATCAAAAAAAGTTCCATATTCCCAATCATAACGATTAATGATAAACGCTAAATCATTAATAGTAATTTTTTTAAGAAACACAATATTATTTCGAGTAGCAACTTCATTAGAAATTGTATTACTCGGTGTTGGTATTACTTCTTCATCATCCCAAGTATCAGGTTTGGCGATATAATAATAGTAATTGTTATTATTATATTTTATTTCATTATAAAGACTTGTTAATAAAGACGTTTTTAATGTGTTCTTAAATATAGAAGGCATAATTATAATTAAGCAACTGAAACAGTCCAGGAGATTGATAAGGTATCTGCTGCTTGTTTATTAATTGCTGAAAATACTGTTCTACATAGCATAACACCGGAAGTAGCGGCATTAAAAATTCCGGCTTCAACAATAGCAGAATTCGTAAAAACACCAGGCCCAAAAGTGGCGACATATGTAATTGCAGAAGCAGGAGCAGCAGCAACAGTTGTGCTAGATAGGGCTACTGCATTACCCAACGAAGTAATAAGCGCCGTTTGAGCGGGAAGTACCGCTGCGGAACCGGTTCCTAGCCCCATGTGGGACATAACGGCTTCCATTGCGGCGCCAGTATTATCTTTTCCACCAATTCTTTCTGCAATATATAATAAACCAGTTGTTACAATCGTATTATCTACGTATCTCTCATCCTTTACGTTATTAAATTCATCATATAATTTAATATTTACTTTTCCAGTAATTTTCAAATTTGAAATATCAATCATCATTTTCTCCTAATTTGTTAAAAAATTAATTCGTTTTCTGTATACAAAGCATCCCAATATTGTTGGGTTTGATCCACATATAATTCGCCATAATAAATAGCGCCCGAAGTATTAATAATGATATTATTAGCAATCTCATTATTAATAGTAAATTCAATAGATTCACTGCATATTACCTGATCACTTTCGTATCTTAATATACCTCTAAACGGTTCAGGTATATAATCAGAAACATTAACGACATTAGTATCAGTAATAATTAGTGTAAGTGTTTTACTAAATCCATTATCTACAGCAGTGAAACTATCATCGTTTAATTTATAAGAACGATTAAACACAATACTATCGGTAATAGTTGCATTATCGCTATATAATCTATCATAATAGAAATTTTCACTAATGGTAATGCTATCATTAAATACTTTGTTTATATCAATCTTATTAACAGTATCACTAATGTTAACAATATTAATTGGTAATGTTGCAAGAGGTGCCGATGCTCCACTCTTAAATATTGTTAAATAATAATCTGATATATTTGTTAATTCATTATTAAGATTATATAATCTATTAAGGGCAATACTATCAGTAATTAAAGCATAATCTATAATTAAATCATCAGGTTTAATAATTTCTATATTATCAACTACTGACAATGATAAATTAGATTTATTGGTAGGATTATATGAACCAAATAATTTATTGCCAATAGGGTGAATCGCATTTTCTACTAATGTTCGATAAGATTTTAATGGCTTATCTAGTGCAGTAACATATGAATAAATTTGATAATAATAAGAATCTTGTATATATACATGTTGCCCTAATACATTATATTTATCTAAATAATATCCTGGGTATTTACAACTATAATCTATATAAAATTTAATTAATGCCGCAGTAGATATATCATCTGTAGATTTAGTACTATTAGTTAAGTCACCTAGTTTTTTACCTACATATGTTAAATCAACAAAATATTCTGTAGGAGTAATACCATAATTATGCTTTGCTATTGCTCCACTTTCATTTAATTCATTAATATTATCATCTGTTTTATAATTAAGATAAGAAGGTATACCACCAGAAGTATTAGTAATTTGTAAATTATATTCTGGTAAAATTCTTTCATCATTAATTAATGGAAATAATGTATAATTAAATATAGTATCATAACCCAACCCAAAACTAATTAGATCGGCTTTTTTTATTCCACCATCCTCAAATACTTCCTGAATAATGATTTTAGTTCCAAAACCATTATAAGTATCAATGTTATACACTTCACCAATATTAAAATCCTTACCAGGGGATTCTATGACCAATTTACTAATAACTGGTTCTAATCTACCTCTAATACTATTATCAGGAGATTTTACTAAATTATAGGGACTAATATCACCAGTAAGTTTACGATCTAAATATAATTCAAAAATAGTAGGTCTTATTTGAATAACATTTTTTACAATACCGGTATATTCTTTACCATCATTGCCGATAACAATTACTTTATCCTGAACAAAATTGTTACCGTTTCCTTTAGTGATATTAACTAATACGGTAATATCTTGATGCCATTTACCAGCAGAGGGAATGAATACATAATCCCAGGGTCTTAAAATTGCTGATTCAGTGTTAAATAGTATTCTAAATAAAAACCAATAAGCCGCTTCAGAACCCTTGGCTAAAAAGAATTGCTTTACATGTTTAAGATAAATTCTTTCATCGATATGTTGATATTTAATTCCATAAACATCTAATTCATTTCTAAAATATTTAATAAAAGAATCAAGAGTATTATCAATATCTACTACTGATTCAATAGATGTTATTTGAGTATTATCTAACCATTTATAATAAGTTTTTAGGAATTGAACAAATAATGGATAATCATCATTTACAAATTCTGGAATATGTTTACTTACTATAGGAGATAAATTCATTAGATTCTACTATTAGTGAATTTATATTTGTTGAAATTAGATAATTTAATCGCCTCAATAGATATTAAACTATCAGGAATTCTAATTATTTGATTTCTTAATGAAACTACATCATTTGAACTGGGAATAATTCTAAATTTTAGATTATCACAATATAATTTACTAATGACTAAATTGGTTAAATATATAACTCCATTATTATAATCAATAGTACCAATATTTTTGATAATTACTTTGGTTGTTTCTTTATAATAGAATAATCTTAATGTTCCAATACCAGTAGCATTAGGAACGTCATCAATATATACTACATTAGATAAATTAGGAATATAAAATCCAGAACTTAATACCGATTCTGCATCTACTAAATTTTTATAAACAGGATTACCAATATCAACAATATAATCATATTCAACATTATAAATCGGTGTTAAATAAATGTATAATTGTAATGTGGTAATATTATTAGTAATGGATGCATCAGTATTATCAATAGTATTAGATAATTTAGAATATTTTAATCTTCTACCAAAGTATTCTAATTCATTATAAGAATAATTTCTAATACTATCTCTTACTAATCCTGTAATATCTTTTTGTGTAAGATTAGTTAATTCTGAATCATAATAATAAGAAGTATTAATTTTTACATCTATGAAATTAGGCTCTACTAATTTATTATGAACCGTTAATGATTTTCTGGGTGCTAATATCTCACCTAATAAATAATCTTTTTGTTCCTCTGATAAATAACTTCCTGTAGTAGGTAAAATGCTAATAAAAACATCACCATAGGACGGGGGAAAATGTTCTTCTCCTCCCCAAACATTAATAGATTTTGCCTGAGGAAAATGTGTTAAAATGACAGATTCATAATCATGTTTAGTAACACATCTATTTTGAGCACTATAAAGTCTAGGAGCATTAAAACGAATTTTATCAATATCTTCGGGTTCATTACCACCAGAGGCAGTAACTTGGGTGTAAATTATCGGGGTAACACCTAATAAACTAGAACCATTATAACTAAAACTTTTGGCACCGTTAGGAACTGTTTTATGAGTAGCAATATATTCTAATTCAATAATGTTACCAGTAGATAATTCAGAACCTATTACACCATTACCAAATTGAATTTCATAAAGATTATTATCAATTTCTTTAATAAAATAAACTTTACTATTACTATTAAGGTATATGATATTATCTACTAAACTATATTCAGTATAAACTTCTGTTTCCTCACTTTCTCTTACTCTTACCGATAATGTTGATAAATCTACATTAGGATTAGGAATAATGTATTTAACACCTTCTTGATAAACATAACGATAAGGTAATAATACACCTTCTTTAAGAGTTACATCAGTAAATGTATAGAGATTAGTATTAGATAAGTAACTATTATGTTCTTCAGTGGTATAAAATGTATACGTGGTATTATCAATGCTAGTAGTAAAAGTAGAATATTTTGGTAATGCTAAAATACTAGGAGGATTAACAACATTATTGGCATTAACTGATAAAGCAATTTTAGCAGTAGCGCAAGTAGCAGAATTAGGTGTATAGCCTAATAATTTTGCTAATGATACTACACTGGTTCTTTTCGAGGCAGAATCTAAAAACGATTCATTAATGGCTAAATTGGTATAGAGAGCATTATAATGAGTGTTATAGGATAAAATATCTAATAAAATAGATAATCCTGATCCCTCAAAATTGTAATCAGAAAATTCACTCTGACCTTTTAGATAAGTTTTAAGATTTTCTTTAATTAAATCAAAATCAAGTTCTGAAGTAATTATGTTTTTATTATTCATAGACTTATCGTTCTCTTGCTAAAATGAAATCCAATACAATCGGAATAGAAGTGTTTTTTACTTTGAATATGATTACCACACCCATAGCATTATCATTAGGAATGTTTTTAACAATTACTTTCACTAAATCTACTCTGGGTTCATGAGTAGTAATGACCATACTAATTGTTCTACTTAGCATAATATCTACTTGAGGATCAGGAAGTTCAAATAGTAAACTTCTTGCTTCTGAACCTATTTCTGGATGAAAATGTTTTTCATAGTGATTAATCATTACTAAATTTTTAATAGATGACTTAATCGCATTTTCATTATATTTTTTGAATATATCACCGGTTACTGGATTAGGAGTAAAACTTAAATCTAAATCAGAAAATGTTCTGGTAGTACCGGTAATTAATGACATATGCTATCCTACTTTATCTCCATATCTTGCTGCTGCTTTATTATTTATAAAGGTATTATTAGACCCCTCTATAATTCTGCTTTTACAAGATACTCTATGACCAAAACGAGCAGCAGGTAAAGTTTCTATAATAACATTCTCAGATCCTTCTATAATTACACCACCACATGTAACATAATCAAATAATTTAGCAGAGGAACGATTGTTTGTTTTTGTATGTGGTGTATCATTTAAGATTCGTGCTGCCATGTTCTATCCTCATTAAAAGCAATTGATTCTTCTATTAAAGCATCCATTGTAGTATCATTCTTTTTAATTTTTATTCGTAATGGAACTTCTACAGTATCTTCGGTAGTAAAGGTAATACCGGTATCATAAGTAACTACCATCTTTTTTAATTCTATTTTTACCATGATAGTATAAACTTTATCTTCTTCGTAAATAATTTTCTGAACTAATGCGTGAGGTTTATCCATTTTATACAATAGCACCTATTACTGCTTTAGCAATTCCTATCTTAGCAATAGTTCCAATACCAGAATTAACTATTCCAGTGATAGATTTAACATTAGCGCCAATTGTACTATCAAATGCTGAGGCTACTGAAACAATAGTTCCCTCAAATACTTTATTTAAGGCTACTTGCATATTATCTGCTTGTTCTAATAATGTTTTACCAATAGCATTAGCACCATAGGCCAAATCTGCTACTTTATCACCAATACCCGTAACAGAACTCCATAAACTGTCTACATTCATTTCAATACCCTGAGCCAATGCAGCAGGAGCACCAATAAAACTGGATACTAAATTACTAACACAATTAATTTGCTGAATAATAATATCCTTGGCTTTCTTAAATAAATTATCTAATCCTGCCTGAATACCTGCTAATAATCTTGAGGGCATTGATAAAATGTTATTAATCATATTACCAATATTACCAATGAAATTAGAAACAGTGTTAATCATATTATTAATAGTCCCCAATACACCATCAATAATACCCTGAATATCACCTAATAATCCACCTAGAATATCACTAATACTACATGGTAACGGTAACATTTCCATATTAATTACACCTATCTACTATACTATTGTTAATTGCATCAATATCATTCATAGTTTTCTCTAATATACCATTATCATATTCTTTAATATAGGCACTGTAAACATTAGTTAATACATTATTTAATTCAATTAAATTAGTTTTAATGATATATTTTTCTCCTTCGCTAAAATTATTACTAGAAGTATCTTTTATACTATTATTTATATTAGTATCAATTACATCAATTATTCTTGTGGTATCTACTAAAACACTATCTACTAATTCTACTTTAATATCATTATTATATAACGTCTTAATTTTATTAAATTCTCTATTAACATATACCTTTACTTGACTATTATTAGCATTAGTAAAATCTGGTCTAAAGTAATTATGCACTGTATCTTTAATAATAGAAAGAGCCTTAGTAAAATCAAGTTTAATTTTTTGTATTCTTATACTAGAAATTTCTTCTCCTACTACTAATGGATTATTAATATTTTTTATTACAGTAGGGGCAGGAGTAGGTCTATTAGCAGCACTTGGAAATTGTTTCTCTAATTTTGCTAATACTTCCTCAATCTTTTTAATTCCCTCATCATTTTTAAGTTTTTCTTGATGTTCGGCCATTACTTTATTAACGGCTTCTTGAGTTTGTATCAGGGGAGTTTCATAAAATATTTCCACTTCATAATTATAGATAGGGTTTTCTACGGTATTAGCCACATTACTGGTGATTAATGCGATTCTACCCAGATATTCTACAGTAATATTATCTTTAATATAATCAGGAACAGGACCATCGTCATTCGCAATAAATCTAATATCGGTAATTTCTGCTACATAATCTAATTCAGAAGCACAAGCACATATTTTTTGAGTAGAACCAACATCACCCTCAAAAAATTCTAATTCTTCTGGACATAATTTAGCAACTATTCTTCTGGGTATTAGCATATTATAA